TTGCCGCAGACATCTTATCTCTTATACCTAGCTCTGTAGGGTCGTATAAGCCTCCTACCATAGCCATTGCAGCTTTAGGTGCATTCCTACTCATAAAAAGCTGTGTAGCCTCTAGAATCTCATCTTTCAGCGATTTAACGATATCTGTAGTACTAGAGCTTTCAGAATAACCTGCTAACTTCTTAGCCGCCACTACATCCCCACCTGCTTCGTCAAATAAAACAGATAGAAACTTTTGTTGTCTTTCAGTTAGTTCTCTACTCATTATGCTACACTTTCTCTTGCATATACTCTATCAACTCGTGTTATCAGTCTCTGTGCTCTGTTAGGAGTTTGCTTGAACCAACGAGAATCTTCCATCTCATCTGCCATTCTTGCCCAATCACAATCTTCTACAGCAGCAATCATGTTCTTAAACTTAGATAAACGAGGTCTGCCCAATTGAAAACACATATTGGCTAATACATGTTGTATCTCTTCAGGCAGATTATCAAATTGCGAAAACAATAGGTTACAATCTTTTATAGTTGTTTCTATGTCTTTCGCAAACCAATCATCAACTTGTTCGTTTGGAATTTTCGTGCCTATAGGCTTTTCATAGTATTCTTCATCCCATTCGGTAATTAGATGTCCAATACCCCCTGTAGGATATCCTTCTGAACATTTGTATATTTCATACTTAACACCTTCATCATCTGCTATTTCATTCTGTAGTTTTATTAAGTTCATTTAGTTGCTTACTTTCCTTGATGTTGTACTAATCATGTGTTCTAGGTGACTTACTAAAATCTTTCTCATATTCTCTGCTCTTTGTCTGTTAGTAAAAGAGTATTCACGAATATCATCATTACTTATCTTGAGAGAGAATGTGTAGAAAGCACCTTGTTTTATAATACTAGAAGCACTACCATTGGCTACTCTAGCAGGATTGATTAATGTACCGAAGTTTGTTTCAATTATGTTTGACATTATTTTCTCCTATTATCTACAGTAGACAAAAACAAACCACCCTTGCGATAGTCGTTAGCACCTATTCTCTTTTTTACAAAAACACCTTTAGATGCCTCTAATTCTCCCTTTTTCTTAGGTCTGCCAAATTTCTCTATTTCTATTTTTTCTTTAGCTTTCTTTTTATCTTTTTCTTTTTTTAAAAGTTCCATTAATTCTTTTATCGTTGCACCTTCGTTCACTTCAGCCATAGGATTAATGTCTTTAATTTTACCTTTGTACTCCCCCTTTTTATATTTAAAAATTTTACTTTTTTCTGTTCCTTTTATTTTTTCGTCTTTATCTATACTATCTATTATTCTTTGGACTGGAGCAGGTCCATCATCGTGAAAAAATTTTGAATAGTATTCTTTTTCCTTTTCCTTTCGTTTTTGTTTGGCTTTTTTTCTACGTTTCATTTGTTCTTCATATTTTTTCTTGGTTATAGGTTTGCCAAACATATCTCTATACTGTTCTTCCATTATTTCTTCCCCATAAGTTTCATCGCTTGTCCTGCACCTTTAATACCAAAGGATGCACTAATTGCAATAAAGAGTAAGTACTGATACCAATCAGGCAATGTGTCTAAAACTTCAAAGCCTACTCTTACATATTCTGTCATGCTAGGAATGAACACTAGTATAGCAGGTAAAAGTAAAACTGTCAAGGCAAATTCGTCTTTCCATGAATTATCTGTGGCATCAGCCATAGACTTTTCCCATTCAACTTCACCTGTTGCTACCTTCTCAGCTACAACTGCTTTAGCTTTAGCTTGTGCTACCTTTGCCTGTCCTTCAGCTTTAACCTTCTCAACCTTGCTTTCCATCCATGAACCTGCAAGATTAGCTATAGGACCTATTAATGCTCCTAACATTACTTATGCTCCTTATGCTCGTGACCCATCCAAATACCAAACACACCTGTCATTACACCCATGACTACAGATACAAAGGCTGATTGACTAGCTGTAGGTGCATCAAGTTCCATAAACCACTCAGCACATCTCCACGACATAACTGTACTACAAAGCATCATTAGTCTTGGTAGAATTTTCCATTTCAGAAACTGCTCAACTGTTACCATTACCTACCTTGTGATTTTCTTAACATTCGTACATAGCGATTATAAAAGTTTGTTGCTATTGTATTAAAAAACTTAAACACAATAAAATTAACTTGGATTAGTTTTTTGTATAACTTTATTTTTCTCATCTAAATCTCGCCGTTTTTGCAGCAATCTTTTTGGGCTGTTTAGATACCTGTCTACCTGCTCTAGTTGCTTTTCGTTTAGCAGCCGTACTAGCGGCGTATTCTGCACTAGAAAGAGCCTTAATTGCCGCCGAAGGTAAATAACGTTCACCTGTAGCTTTTGACCCCTGTGTACTAGGCTTCCCACTTTTAGTTGTCCACTTTTGTTTTGTCCAGTTTACTAGAGATTTTTGTGGTGCTCTCATACGCTTCCTTTATTTGTTCTATTGTTCTAAAGCATCCTATACAGATATTCCCTTGTAACTTACAGATGCCTACACAAGGTGTCACTAAAACCTCCCTGCCCATTTACCTGCAAACCACGCTAACAGTCCTGCAAAGAATATTACTATTATACCAGCTATTCCGTAGCCTATGTATTCCATCAATTCTTGTCTACGTTTCTCTGCCATCTTTTCTTGATAACGTCTTGACTTACGTGCTTCTGCTTGGAAGGATTGCCAATCTTGCCAAAGTCCGGGTCTGCCTAAGTAAATCATTATCTTCTTGAGTTCTTCTTCTTTTTCTTTTATCTGCTCAAGAGCCATGAACTCTTCTAGGTCTGAACCACCTGCACCTTTAGCTTTCTTTTCCTTTGCTTTCTTTTCTAGTGCTTCTTTAGAGAATACAAAATCACTTATATGTTTAGCACAACCACTCAGTTCTTTACCGTTGGACACGAATTGTTTTATGACATTGAAAGCAGCATTCGCTGCAGCTAGTTCTGCTAACATGTTATTTTTTCCTTATCGGTTTGCAGTATGCTGTTATCTGTAAATTAGGTCCTTCCTTTTGTGGTATTGAAGGTTGCTTATGTAGTCTTTCTGCAAAGTATAAACACCTATCTATATCTTGGAAGGTTTGTGTTTGGTCTACTACTCTTATTCCCATCATAAACACAAGCACAAACTCAATCATTTATTTATACAGGTACTCCTTGTACCTCCTCATTCTTTTTTTCTGTGTGACATTCACAATTACATTCTTCGCAGTCACATTCGTAGCACTCACAAGTCTCGCATCTATCTTTCGTCATTACTTGTATCCTCCACCTGCTGCTTTGTATTCTCTTGCCAACATCTGTGCTTTTCTTGCTGACCATTGTCCGGGCTTACCACCCTTTGAACCGGCTTTAATCTTCTCAAATAATCGTTTACGCAGGGTTGGCTTAGTATAATTCCTAGACTCATTGACTTTACTCTTAGCTTTCTTTTTCTTTTTTGTGGCTACACCACCCTTTTTCATATGCTCTGAAATCTCTTTAGGTGTTTTACCTGCCTTCTTCATAGAGATAGCAATAGCCGCCTGTTGTTTAGGATTCTTATAAGGCATGTCTAGGTTTTCTTTCTAGCTTTCTTCTTAGCTGTCTCAGATAAATCTTTAAAATGAAATAAGTACTTACTACTCTTGGTGTGTTTAGCTCCTGACATTAATCTGCCTTTATCATCTTTATGCATACCACCTTTGTGTTCAGTACCATCCTTGTAGTAATGTTTTACACCTTTAGCCATTACTTCTTCTTTTTTTTCATTGCGTATCCTCCACCCATCATTTTCTTCTTTGTTGAGTAGCCACCACGCATCATTTCTTTCTTTTTCATTCTACTTAATTGTAGTGCAGTAGGTTTAATGTTAGTGCCTTTATAATTGCCTTTAGAATCTAACTCCACCTCGTTTACACTCTTATAACGACCTGTGCCTTTCTTAAAATCACCTTGAAAATTTCTTTTAGTCTCTTTGACTGCTTTCTTAAAATCTTCTTTAAATCGGTCTAAAAAACCTTTACTTTTCTTAGATGCTTCTTTTTTAGTATCTGTTTTCTTCTTATTTGTTTCAGTTTTAGTAGGCTTATTTTGTAGAGCTTTTGTTTTAGTTGTCGTTATCTTCTTAGTTTCTGTTCTTTTCAACGGAGTATTATCTTTCTTTTTAGACAATGGCTTTGAATCGGTTTTAATGTTAGCATCTTTGTTGATTACACTAAGTGCTTTTAATTTTTTATCTAACTTTTTCTCTTTATTTTGTGTTTTAACTTTCTGTAGTGCTGCTTTGCCACCATCTTTAGGCATTGTTTTAATTTTCTTGATATCTTTTACAAACTGTAATTTAGCTTTACCACCATCATCTTTAGTTTTATCAGAAGCCGAGGCTGTTCTCATTTTACCCATCTGACCTCTTTTATTTGTACCAGCAACAGCAGACCTTACAGTTGCTAACATTTTATCTGGGCTAGATACAATGCTAGAAGCAGGAGCATTCTTTAGATTAGCTAGTATAAGTCCTGTTGCTGCATCTTTGGCTAATGTACCATCAGCTTTTATTCTGTAGTATTTACTGCCTACTTTTCTGTATTTTGTTTTTTTTCCAAATCTGTTGATAGTGTATTCTTTATTAGCCATTATACTTTCCTTATAAGTTTTTTAGCGTTACGTGTTCTCTTAAAAGAACGATTAGCAGTCTTAGATGTTACAGCTAAGTTATTAGCTCTGTTATCTCTTGGATTGCCATTCTTATGGTGTACATCTTTACCTGCCACCTTTGCTGCACCACCTGATTTCATTACGAGGCTACGTGCTTTGTTTCTACCTGCCCTGTTCACTTTTTGTGTAGGCTTAGAGTGGTAGTTTGCGTATTCTTTCTTGTAATTGCGATTAGGCATTTTTCATTATGTTTTGATAAGCTGCCATTCCCCTTGGTCCACTAGCCTTTAAAGCCTTTAACCCGGGGTTGTCTGTGACAGAACCACCTGCTGCGTACATGTGTTTCTTTCCACCTGCCATGCCACCGTAAGCCATTTCAGCTTTTTTCTTTTTCATTTTCTTCATGCCTTTTTTATCCATAATAGAAATGATTATAGCCATGCCTTTACTTTTTTTACTTGCCATTTCTCTTAACCTTTCTATTATCCATTGTTGATAACACATAACCACCCTTACGGTAGTCATTAGCACCTATTCTCTTTTTATTTACAGAGCCACCCGTAGCCATGCCTTCATTTAACGTAGACAGTGCCTCTATCTCTGGTCCTGTGAGGTTTGTCTGATTCATAATGTCATCAATAGAACGACCTCTTCTCTTCAACTCATCTATGAGCTTAGACCTAGTGAGGTTAGTAAGTTGTGTATCTGGTACACCTGCATCTGTTTGATTGTCTTTAGCCATTACTTTTTACCTTTCTTGAGCATACCACCCCTAGAGTTAAACTTTACGTTTGAGTCCTTGCCAGTCTTCTTCTCTTTCATGTATAGTTGTGTTGTCTTCTTTTTCTTATCTTCTGCTTTCTTAGGTCTAGATGGTGGAGCTTTAGGTGGTATATTAGGTTTCTTCTTAGGCTGTTCCACTTTCTTTTTAAACGGTTCTACAGTCTTCTTTTTAGGCTTCATAAGTCCTTTAGGGTCTGCACCTCTAGGTGTTTTACTGCCTGATTTTGGACCTTCCATAACTTTAGATGCACCATAACCAACAGCTTCTAACGCTGCAAGTGCTGCTGCACCTTTCCATCCTGCTCTTTTTAAACCTTGTCTAACAGCTTTTTGACTCAAGGATGCTGCTTCAGTCATCAACTGTTTGTACGAAAGACCTTTTTTAAATCCTAGTGTCTCAGCTAAGTTTCCTAGCATTGTCTTGCTTATATTTTTTCTTGTATCGCTATAGTCTTTAGCCATCCATTTATTCTCCTACCATTTTACTTTATCTGCCCAGTAAGCAGCACTTAGCTTACCCTTGGCAATATTCTTACCGTGTCTCGCTTTAAATGATGCACGTTTCTTCTTCATTCTATCTGACTCACCC